ATTAACTGTTCCTGCCCAGTTAGAAAACTCCTCAAAAGAAACAGGAACAGTAATCTCTAAATCAATAGTATAATTTTTTACATTAATCATTTCATACGAACCTTTATTTAGTTTAGTCTTCCAAAAAATATATTTATTATAAATAAGAGCGGCAAGATAAGTTCTCGACCTGAGTAGTTGGTAACACAACTGGCGCTCGCCTTAAAAAGCATCATTACAATTATAGGAGAAAGAAATGGCGCGATTAGCACAAATGATCGGCCGTGTAATGATGGGTGTTGGAAATAAAACTTATTCCGATGCTGCCCTCAGAACATGGGCCGAAATAGAGTATAGTAAGGATAAAGATTATGCTTACGAAATGCTCAGAATGGGTAAGTTACCAGATTTAACTTAAGACAAAAAAGGGGAGCTTTGGCTCCCCTTTTATTTTATATGTTTTTTTGTTATACAGGGTTAATAATATAGTGTATTACTAGAACAAGAGCTACTGAAGCGCCAAGTCCTACCATCATTTTACCAAAATCCTTTGCGACCAATGGAAATACTGATTTTGTTTTCTTTTTACCAAAATATGTTGCCATTGCCAATTCACGACCTGCTAGCAAACCTACAAATACCCAAGTAGTGCTCATAGGAATATCATTTAGTTCTTTGAAGAAAAACAAACATAGCCAATAGAATAAGTCAATTAAAGTCGCTGAACGAACATATCTTGTATTGTGTTTTTCTAAAACAATTTGTTGGATCTTACCTCCACGTTCTCTAAACATAAAGAACAGACCGCCAACAAATACTACTGAAATGAATACCATTAAATCAATTGGTACTTCACGTGGAAGGAATACTGCAATATTAGCAATATCATGGGATAACCATGTAAACCATAGGCCGCCTGTTGCTACCCACTGTGCAATGCGCCAAAACTTTTTATTACCTTCACTCACTGGCTTTGTTTCATCAAACCACTTATGAGCAAATTTATTAATAGCAAACCATACTACATAAGCAAATAAAGCTGCAACACCATAGCCCATAATAGATTTCATTAGCATTTTTTCTAAAACAAATGTAGAGGCAAACACCGATAAAACTAAGAACGACGTTGAAACTGGTACACCTACTCGTGTTAATGCAACTAGGATTGCTGGCGCTGCAGCATGATACCATTGCACTTCTTCCCACGGAATTTTATTTAAACGGCCGTATGATCTATCACCGCCATTCATTGCCCACCCATACCAAAGTGTAGCTAATAAAACAGCAGATGCAGCTGCCCATAATGTTTTATAAGAAAATCGCTCATTATTTGATGCCATCCACGTACCGAGCGTTTGTACTGAATCGTTTGCTATAACTGCGTAAGCAGCTAAAAGGAAGCCAACAAGGCTCCATAGGGTTAACATTTCCATTTTTATTTCCTTTCTTGCAAGTTTTACCCTTGCCCTCAAGAGGACATAATTATTTATGTAACAAAAAGCAATAGTTTTGTAATAGATTTGTAAAAAAAGAGGGACCTAAGCCCCTCTTAAACTTTGTTTTTTTTGTTTTTGTATTAAGCAGCAAATAGCATTTTTGCTTGTTCTTCAGAACACTTATAACGCTTACCTGCACGTTCAAATACAAAAGGATACTTAGGAGAACGTGATTTAAATTCAACCAAGCGATCACCACGCTGGTTTGTAAGCTTTGTGATACCAAGCATTTTAGCCATCAGCTCAAGATGAGAGTCAGTTTGTGTTTTTGCGCCTTTGACTTTAGCTTTAACTTTGATGTCAACTTCAGCATCAGAGAAACGCATGTTGCCAACTTCAAATTCCAAGTTTGCGCCAAACTTATCAAGTACCGCCTGCATTTCAGTACGAAGAGCTTTAAGAGTGGCTTTGTCGAATTTTGTAACGTTTTTCATAGTGTAGTTCCTTTTCATTTGATATATACAATCTATACTGATTCTATAGTAATGTCAACCATTAATTTCGTTTAGAACATAAAAATTCAACTTTATCTTCTACATCAATATCAGGAATTGGATCTGCAGCCCAATGAAGTAATGCTTGCCGTTGCTTACGCCGCTTTGATAGATCGCCGTTACCATTTTTACGAACTTGCGCGCCGTGACGAGCAACAAAAGATTTCCAACGTTTCATTTGCCATTCGTCGTAACCATCAATACGACGACCGTGGTAATACCTAACATACCATTGGAACCAACCCATAGGATCGTGTTCTTTAATCCAACCCTGCTCCTGCCACACTTCTAGAGGCTGAGATGCACCTTCCATGAATAGATTGGTTTTAGTAATAGTAGGATGAGTTTGAAAATCACGATTTGTGACTTCAGTATTTTCACCATAATATTTACCATCAAAAATACCAAGCTCCATCATTTCATATGGAGTAAACATGGGGTTGAATTCTACCATTCTTTAAAATCGCGCATGACAGTTTCATTATATTCGTAACCAGCATAATACTGATTGATTTCTTCTTCAGTCATTTCCGCACGATCCACGCGAGGAGACATGTGAGTTCCACCAACAAAATAATGAGGGTTAACGCCACGCCGATAGTAAGAATCGGCACTACCACGATCGAAGGGTCCACCGTGACGGATGATTTCAGACTCTCCCCATGTAACATCATATTTGGTTCCTTTATATTCAAAGTATTCTTTAGTCATTGTAAGAGATCTCCTCTATGATACCGTATACCGCGAAAACTACAAAAAATATTCCAGTTACTACAAAGGCTGCCATTTGATTCTCCGTTATACCTTATATTTCTAATCTATACTGATTCTATCCGTGATGTCAACAGTTAAACAGTAAAAGGTACTTCTTGTTTTGTATCACGATCCCACTTAGTGAATGTTGCAGTATCAGTACTCCAATCAAACTGAACATTAAAGTTAACAACCCGCTGGTATGAAGGAGTATCTACACCAACCCACCCAACGTCGACTTCATCAACACCAACCCATTGGTCAGCATCAGCAGTGCGAACCCAGTCCAACGCTTTATCTACGCTGCTGAACAAACCAGTCCACTGAACACCGTCATAATCACGACTAGCAGTAACTTGAACAACTCTCATTTTGATTCTCCATTTATACCTTATAGAATCAGTATAAACTATTTCAAAATGAAAGTAAATAGAAAACTTAATGAAAATAAAAAAAATCAGTCGTAGCCTAATACTGCGACTGATCTTAGCTCTTTTGATAAATCTTCGGCTTCTCTACGTTTCCATGCAGACTCAAAGCCTACTTCATGAACACAGGCTTCATGGTTTCCCCATATACGTTTCATGTAACTATCATATATTTTCTCAACATCTCGATCCGACCAACTCCTTGGGATTAATTGACCTTTTACTATCCAGTAAAAACGGTTGGCCTCTTTACGAACGAATGGTGAGCACATGATAGCTTCCTCCTATGTTATAATATTAATATTATTTATAGAGGAAATGTAATATTGTTACCGCTAACTAAAAATGATAACGGTAACATGAAACAATATTTTACCAGCCGCCTTCTTGCTTTACTGGTTCCATAATATCCAGTGCTTTTTCAAAATCACCGTGATTACCTTCGTGTGTTGGTGGTGTCCATCCGCTTGGCTTTAGCAAATCTGGAAGTCCGAATGGATTTGGGCGTCCTGGTTTTACACCTGGTGATTTAACCATATTTGCTTCGTATACTTGATCCCAGGCTGCTTTAGCATCAACACCAAATACGTCAAGTGTACCAATAGCAAAAACACATAGATCAATCAAACCATCCACGATTTCTTCAGCATCGCCATTATTAACAGCAGCCATCGTTTCGCTCAATTCTTCTTGACACATTAACAGACGGAAAGTAAGATACTTACGCATCAAATCTTTATTGTCTTTATTTGCTTCAAACCAATCACGCACACCAAATTTGTTGTGCATCATATACATATCATTCACCCAATCACTAGACATTAATTTTAACTCCTTCTGCCTTTAATACATTTTCTAATGTTGTAATTTCATCTTTAATACTTAGTTTAACTTTTTTAGCTTTTGCTATCATTTCTTCAGGAGCCTTTTCGCCCTCTAATGTTTCAACTAATTTATGTTGGTGTTTGTGTTTGTTTTTTAAAAACTTTAGTCTACTTAGTCGCAATTCTTTATCCATAATATTCTCCTATGCAAAGAAATCTTCAATTGTGTTGACTTTTTCAGCAGTCCATCCAATAGCCTCAAGAATAGACTCAAGCGGACTCAAAAATACCTTCTCAAACTGTTTATCATAGTCAATGTACTTTGTCAACTCAAATTCTTTAGGTAATGCACCAGGGAAAGAAATAATATTTTCTTTAATTGGATTTGGCATTTTAAGATATACGAATTTGATTTTGTCACCGCCTACGATTGATTCGTAACGTTTGTCTAGACCTTTTGCTTTCAAAAAGTTGTTATAAAGGATGCAACCACGAACATGCATTGGGCAACCTTTTTTGTATGTACCTTTAACCATATACTTACCAATATTGTCAGTACCTGAGTTGCGACCAATATCTTCTGGCTGTAAACGAATAAACTCTTGACGAAAGTTTTCAATGAATTCTTGAGTTGCTTCTTCGCCATCATTCATAATAACTTTAAACGCATCTTTGAGTTTGTCACGACATACTTCAGGGGTAGATGAACGAACAGATTCCAATCCTGTAACCGATATCTTTGGTGTTTCGTAATGAACTCCTTCAGAGTTTAGGGTATTCATAATATAACGCTTTTTGGCAATGAATACTGACTTATCGGTAATCTTTTCGCGTTTCATACTCATTGCTTGGCGATATGCACCCATACGTTTTGCGAGATCTTGGTAACCTTTATCAATGATTTCTTCGATTTTTGAACCACAAATTTTATCCAAGAATTCTTCACCTTTGGCACGATCAATATCGGTTGTCCCAAATACTTCTGTAATAAGTGGACCGAAGTCAACATAAATGGAGTCGGTGTCAATATAAATGATATAGTCAACACCATCAGTCTTAAGAAGTTTGTTTAAATATTCATTGACTGATTTCTGAGCATAACGAATTGACAACTGACCTGATGTTGTAATAGCTTCAGCCATATCGTTAATATAATATAGGAAGTAAATATTCGCAGTTGCACCATACAACGAGTTCATGGCAATTTTGATAGCCATTTGAGAATTGTGAAGCTGGTTTGCTTCTCTCTTTAAACGATCTTTTTCAGAAGGATCTTTTGCATTTTCGAGAGCTTGCTCAACCTCAAGCATTTTAGTTTTAATAACTTTACGATTACCATAGTATTCATCAATGATCTCAGGAATAATACCTTTAAATTCATTTGTAAAGCAAGCGCCATTAGCGGCAACAGACATGTTTGTTCGTTCACTCTGAAACTTACCGCTCAATACCATTTCTTGAGATACATATTCACGTTCATTCTCAAGGTATGTTTCAGGAGACATGTTATATTGTAGCATCAAGTGTGGGTACAGAGAGTTCAAATCGAACGATACCACCCAAGGATGCATACCAACTCGAGGGTCTTTAACATAACCGCCAACCAATTCACCAGCGCGTTGTCCTGGGCCACCTTTAATCGGTGGAACGCGACCTTCTTTAATTAGTCGGCGATATAAAGTAGTTTCCCAAATTCCAACGGTACCGAACGCGTCTCCATAGTTAACTCCACCGCCATATGCAACAGTCATAACCAAAGATAACAAACCGGTTTCATCTTCAAATCGTTGGATCAGCCAAGTATCTTTAAGGTTATAGTCAAGATATAGTTGAGGATTTTGTTCGTATAAAGCGGTAAGGTTACCGTACTCAGAATAATCGAGTTTCTTTTCACCAAGTACCACATTTGCAATATGGTCAAGTTTCCAAGACTCTTGAGGACCATACTTATAACCAAACTTTTTAAATGCATCCATATAGTCAATGACTGCAATGCCACTGATGTTATACGTATTTTGCATTTTACCAAAGAATTCACGACCAGTTTGACGGATAGAGCGCCATGGAGATAAATCTTTAATCCACTCTTCGCCAAACATGTTTTTCATGCGCGTAATAATATATTGAATATCAAAGTATTCTACGTTCCAACCGGTAACAATATCTGGATAATCATTAATCCAAATTTGTTTAAATCGCTGTAGTAAAGCTGCTTCAGTATCAAACTTCATAAATTGAATATTATCAGGGTCGATATCTAACAAAGTTTGAGACTTGTCATAATCTTTCCGACCAAGCAAGTGATAAGTTTCAGACTTAGAAGATTTGTATGCAATAGATGTAATTTCTTTGTCAGCCAAATCCATATTAGCATAACCGTCACCGATGTCAACCTCGATATCGAATGATACGATATTAATTTTAGAAACATCGAATTTAATATCATCAGGATAATGTTCAGCGATAAATTGTGATACGTAGTTTGTATTACCGCAAACATCAAATCCGGCTACACCTTTGTATTCTTCAGTAAACTCCTTTGCATCTT